GTATATCCCCGATGCAGTCCGAACCGATGCAAGATAGTCCCTTTAAGATTCGACCTAATCCAGTTCAATGACAGATAAACCCAAAAGAGTCCAGCCGCTGCGAGGGGCAACCGAACCGAGAGTTCACAGTCCACTTCTTAAGGGCAAATCTAGAGCCGGTGAAGTTCTAGAGATGATTAAGCGTCTTAAAATGGATGAACTGATGCCGTATCAGAAATTTGTCCTTAATCAGATGCTCATGGTTAATAAGAAGAATCAATACCGGATCAAAACTGCCCTGCTGTTAATCAGCCGGCAAAACGGAAAGTCTCATTTAGGCAGAGTCCGAATTATCTGGGGCATGTTCTATGGTGGCGAGAAGAAGCTGATTATCATGTCTGCCAACCGCGCAACTTCATTGATGTTGTTTCGAGAAATTGCCTGGATCATAGAATCAACACCTGAACTTAAAGCAATGACAAAGGCAATTCGTTACGCCAACGGTGGTGAGCGAATAGAGCTACTCAATGGCGCAACCCTCGATGTCATTTCAGATAACTCATCTAGCCCACGCGGTCGAACCGCAGACTTCTTATGGATTGATGAAATTCGAGAAATCTCAGAAGATGGCTATAAAGCCGCAGTACCGGTAACAAGAGCGAGAGCCAATGCACAGACATTCTTAACTAGCAACGCTGGCGATCATTTTTCGAGCGTGCTTAATTCGCTTGTAGAAAGAGCAAAAGATTATCCGCCAGAGACTTTTGGCTACTATGAATACAGCGCACCTCAGTATTGCAAGATTGACATTACTAGCGATTACTTTTGGAAAAGCGCTGTTGCACCTAGCAATCCGGCGCTTGGCTACATAATCACAAAAGAATCGATTGAAGAAGCAATAGCGACTAACCCAATCGAGCAGACAAGAACAGAAACGTTGTGCCAATGGATTGACAGTCTTCAATCGCCTTGGCCACATGGAGTTTTGGAAGAAACATCAGATAACACTCTTGAGATGGCTGTTGGTGCTTATACAGTCTTTGCTTTCGATGTCAGCCCGTCAAGGCGCAATGGATCGCTAGTCGCTGGTCAATTATTGTCAGACGGTCGAATTGGTATCGGAATCCTAGAGACTTATAGCTCTCAGATGGCAATCGATGAATTAAAGATGGCTGCCAGCATTAAAGCCTGGTGCGACATCTATAAACCGCGATTAGTCTGCTTTGACAAATACGCTACACAGACGATTGCAGAACGTTTAACTCAAGCTGGTGTTATGTGTGAGGACGTCTCAGGTCAGCAGTTCTACAAAGCCTGTGGTGACTTATTAGAAGGCTTGGTAAATCATCGAGTGGTTCATAATGGACAGGCAGAATTGATCCAACAGATGAATAACTGCGCAGCTAAGGTCAATGACTCAGCCTGGAGAATTATTAAGCGAAAGTCAGCAGGTGACATCTCAGCACCTATTGGCTTGGCAATGGTTGTTTCAAAGCTGATGCTTCCTGCCCCTAAGCCTCAAATCATCACCTAGACACAACACGTCAAAATTGTCAAATATCAGACAAAGTGTGCTAATATGTAAACATGGGTCGCATACTGCAAACATTCGGATTACAAACTAAACCAGTCCTCGAAGCGCAGTCCGCCCCTCAAGTTTTAGGTGAGTATTCACCTTATGCAATGCCGTTTCAATATGCCTATGTATCACGAACAGAAGCAATCTCAGTTCCTGCATTACAACGTTGCCGCAATTTACTTGCTGGCACAATCGGTGCAATTCCTTTAGAGCTTTATAAAAAATCTACAAATGAAGAACTTGGCTCGCCTGTATGGATGGAGCAGCCTTCTTATTCACAGCCTCGATCAGTAACAATTGCTTGGACTGTTGATTCACTTTTGTTTTACGGACAAGCCTTTTGGAAGGTTGTCGAAGTTTACAACGAAGATGGACGTCCATCACGTTTTGAATGGATTGCTAACTCTCGCGTAACAGCAACACTTGATTCTACAAATACATTTGTCAAGTCCTATGCAGTAGATGGCATTACATTGCCACAAGATGGATTAGGTTCACTAGTTACATTCCAATCATTAGGCGATGGAATCCTTAATAGCGGTGTGCAAACAATCCGTGCCGCCATCGATGTTCAGAAAGCCGCTGCTATTGCAGCAGGAACTCCAATGGCTACTGGGTACATTAAAAACAACGGTGCAGACCTTGACCCTAAAGAAGTTCAAGGATTACTGAACGCATGGAAGAACGCACGCAATAACCGTTCAACAGCGTACTTAACTTCAACGCTTGAATACACACCAGTTTCATATTCTCCAAAAGAAATGATGTACAACGAAGCAATCCAAAATCTTGCTACAGAAATTGCTCGTCTTTGCAATGTACCTGCATATTATGTTTCAGCAGATATGAATAACTCAATGACTTATGCAAATGTCCAAGACGAACGTAAGCAATTCTTGGCATTGTCCCTACAGCCATTTATTACAGCTATTGAAGATCGTTTATCAATGGATGATATTACTCCTCGTGGTCATGTGGTCAAGTTCGACATCGATAAGAATTTCCTACGCACAGACCCATTGCAAGAACTTGCAGTAATTGAAAAATTGCTATCACTTGGACTCGTTACAACAGAGCAAGCGATGGAAATGACAGACCTATCACCTAACGGAAGCAACGGTATGGCATGACACAAATCGTAACCCTTACGGCTGAACTCACAGCGGATGCGGCTAGCCGCACCATCTCTGGCAAGATTGTGCCATTGAATGTAGAAGCAGGTTCAACCAATTACGGCAAAGTAATCTTTGAATCAGGATCAATCGAGATTCCAGAAGCCAAGTCAATAAAATTATTAAGTCAGCATGACACAAAGAAGCCTTTGGGAAGAGCCGTCAGCTTCTCAGAGTCAGAAAACTCTATTGACGCTGTATTTTCTATCAGTCGTTCACAACGCGGCACAGAAGCTCTCATCCTCGCAGAAGAAGGATTGCAGTCCGGACTCAGCATCGGTGCAGAAGTTCTCAAGTCAAAGATTAAGGATGGCGTGACTTATGTATCCGCTGCTCGCTTAGTCGAAGTCAGTTTAGTAACAGAGCCAGCATTTAAGTCTGCTCAAGTTACTGATATCGCAGCTGAAGAAGCCGAAAAGGTAGAAGAAGCTGCATCCGAAACCCAACCAAAAGAAAGCGAGACAGTAGTGGAAGAAACCACAGCAGTCGAAGCAACACCATCAGTAGAAGCTGCGGCTGTCGAGGCTGCTCGTCCTACTGTTACAGCAATGGCTTACACAAAGCCACGCATTGAAATCACAGCTGCTAAGTATGCAGAAAACACAATCCGTGCAGCACTAGGTGATGAGTCAGCTCGTCAATACCTACGTGCAGCAGATGACACATCAGACAATGCTGGTCTTGTACCAACCCGTCAATTGCAAGAAATCATCAACCCACTTGGAACAACAATCCGCCCATCAATCGAAGCAATCTCACGCGGAGTGCTTCCTGATGCAGGTATGACATTCGAGATTCCAAAGATCACAGCAATGCCAACAGTTGCACAAACAGCTGAAAATGCAGCATTCTCAGACACAGATCAGAACTCATCATTCTTGTCTGTGGATGTAAAGAAGTACGCTGGACAACAGACATTCTCTGTTGAACTTCTAGATCGTACATCTCCAGCATTCTTCGATGAACTCGTCCGCAACATGGGCGCAGCTTACGCAAAGGCAACAGACGCAGCAGTAAACGCAGCTCTCATCTCTGGTGCAACACTTGATAGCACAACAACAACAACTTACCCAACAGCAGCAGAACTTCTTGGAGTTGTTGCTCGTGGTTCAGCATCTGTTTACAACGCGACACTTGGACTTTCAAATCCATTTGCCCGCAACATAATTGTAAACACATCACAATGGTCAAACATCATGACTCTTAACGATGCAGGTCGTCCAATCTACAACGCAGTAAATCCAATGAACGCTGGCGGATCAGCAGTACCAACAGCACTTCAAGGAAACGTTGCAGGACTCAACCTCTATGTAACACCAAACACAGCTTCTGGAACAGACACAGATGGTTCTATTATTATCGTGAACCCAGATGCTTACACATGGTACGAGTCACCAACATACCGCCTACGCGCAGAATCAACTGCAGCAGGTTCAGTAACAATTGGCTACTACGGCTTTGGCGCAATCGCGACTAAGGTCGGAGCTGGTGCGTTCAAGAACAACAAGGCGTAAGTAACACCCTAAGTCGCTTGCAGGGGGTCGCAGCCCTTGACCCCCTGCAAGTCTTTAGAAAGGATATGGAATGTCATTAACAACAGTTGCAGAACTCCGTTCAGCGCTTGGTGTCGGCTCTCTGTATTCTGATGCAACGCTTCAAGAAGTCTGCGATGCTTCTGATGCGGTTATTCTGCCAATGCTTTGGAGTCCAACTTGGTATTCAGTTGCTCATAGCAACATAGTAGGTTATGGAACTCTTTATTTTAATGAGCCAGTTCGAGACATATTTTATGTCGGACAAAGCGTAACTATTGCCAATTCTGGCTCAAACTTTAATGGCACTAAGACCATCACTAGCATGAATGATTATTCAATTACTGTAGCAACATCTCATAATGCAATTGCACCAAGTCATCCAATACGACCTTATGGCACAGTATCTACAACAAGTTACACAGACTGGACAGCTGATTCAGCAGTTCAAGAAGCTGCACTCATGATTTCAGTAGATATCTGGCAGGCTCGCCAGGTAAGCAACTCTGGCGGCGTATCACCGGACTTTACTCCTAGCCCATATCGCATGGGTAACACTCTCTTGGCTCGCGTTCGAGGATTAATTGCTCACGCTTTGAGCCCTGACTCGATGGTCGGATAATGTCAGTTGCACTCACAACTCTTAGAACAACGATTGCTACAGCATTAGTCGATAATTCTTTATGGCAAACTTTTGCCTTTCCACCATCCACAGTTCTTGCTAATTCCGTAATTGTTTCCCCTGATGATCCATATTTAGAACCAAGCAATAATCAGCACAACACAGTCGCACCCAAAGCAAATTTCAAGATAATTATCACTGTGCCTTTATTCGATAACGAAGGCAACCTCAATGGAATTGAAACAGCCTTAGTTGGCGTGTTCAATAAACTCGCAGCATCTTCATTGGTTTACAATGTGGGTGCAGTAAGTCAGCCAAGCGTATTAAGCGCGGCATCTGGCGACCTGCTTACTTGCGAGATGTCACTATCCGTTCTAACTACCTGGAGCTAAAATGTCCGAATGGGAAAAAGAAAACGAAGCCTTCCTGAAGAAAATCGGGCAGGTTACTTCAGCACCAAAGCCAGCATCTACTAAGAAAGACGAGGAATAATCCTAATGGCTATATTTCTAAACAATAACGTAGGCGTTAAGATTAACTCCGTTGATCTTTCTGACCATGTAACAGCAGTAACAATCAACCGTTCATTCGATGAACTCGAAGTAACAGCAATGGGTGACTCAGCTCACAAGTTCGTCAAGGGCTTGGAAGCATCAACAGTTACAATCGATTTCCTCAATGACACAGCATCAGCAAATGTTCTTGCAACACTTCAAGCTGCATGGGGAACAACTGTTACAGCTGTATTCCTACAAACAAAGGGAACAGCAGTATCAGCAACAAACCCTCTATACACAGTTTCATTGCTTATCAATAACACAACAGACATCAACGGTGCTGTTGGCGATATTGGTACACAATCAATCACATTTACTGCAAATTCAACGATTGCGGTATCACCAACAGGTTCTTTCTAAAAAAATAAACTAAGGGGCAAACAATGGCAAAGTTAAAAGTAACAAGGGC